AAAGAGAAGAGAAAGCAGATCAATGGGAGGTAATAGAGTTCCCTGCGATTATGCCAAGTGGTCAACCGATGTGGCCACAATATTGGAAGCTCGAGGATCTTGAAGCTGTTAAAGCATCTGCAGGAGTAAATAAATGGAATGCACAATACATGCAAAACCCAACCTCGGACGAAGGAGCAATAATCAAAAGGGAGTGGTGGGTAGACTGGCCACATGAAGAAATGCCAATGATACAACATGTAATACAAAGTTATGATACCGCCTTTTTAAAAAAACAAACTGCAGACTATTCTGCTATTACAACATGGGGTGTGTTTAGAGAAACGGAAGATAGTCCACAAAGTTTAATATTGTTAGATTCGTTAAAAGGTAGATACGAGTTTCCAGAACTAAAAAGATTAGCTTACGATCAATACTTGTATTGGAAACCAGAAACAATTTTAGTTGAAGCAAAAGCAGCAGGTCTACCTTTAATAGCAGAACTTCGTAGACAAGGTCTACCTGTAGCAGACTATAGTCCTAATCGTGGACAAGATAAACATGCAAGAGTTAATTCAGTTGCTCCTATGTTTGAGTCTGGAAGAATATATGCACCCAAAGAAAGAGAGTTTGCACAAGAAGTTATTGAAGAGTGTGCTGAGTTTCCCTATGGTGATCATGATGATTTGGTAGATAGCACAACCCAAGCAATCATGAAATTTAGAGACGGGGGCTTGATTATGCATCCAGAAGACTATAAAGAAGAGCCATTAATCAAACCTAAATACAAATATTATTGGTAATGACATTCGTATTCAAACACCCTAGCAAATATAAGAAAATTAAAAAACTAACAACCACAGTGCCCCCTGAAAGTGGACCTACACCTCAAGGGTTGAATATTAGCTATAATACTGTTAAAGATGTAAGATTGGAGAAAAAGCATGGCAATAGACAAAAGTCTGCCAAACAAAAGGGTTGAAATACCTGGGGCAGAAGAACAAATTATTGAAAACGCAAAGATTCAAGAGCAACTTCCTGATCAAGGTGATACTGAAATCACAGAGCTTGATGATGGAGGTGTTGAAATTAATTTTGAACCGGGAGCCTTTAATCAAGAACAAAGTGAAAGTCATTTCGACAACTTGGCAGAGTTACTACCAGAGGAAACATTAAATCCTCTTGGTTCAGAATTAGTACAAAATTATCAAGAGTACAAAGCATCAAGAAAAGATTGGGAAGATGGTTACTCAAAAGGTTTAGACCTATTAGGATTTAAATACGAAAACATGGCACAACCTTTTCAAGGTGCAAGTGGTGCCACCCACCCTGTGCTTGCAGAAGCAGTTACACAGTTTCAAGCGTTAGCATACAAAGAATTGTTACCTGCAGATGGCCCTGTAAGAACTAGAATTATCGGAGTAGAGACTCCACAAAAAAATGACCAAGCAGGTCGTGTTAAAGAATTCATGAACTATCAGCTCATGGATGTGATGAAAGAGTACGAACCAGAGTTTGACCAAATGCTTTTTTATCTCCCTCTTTCCGGATCTGCCTTTAAGAAAGTTTACTATGACGATCTTTTAGGCAGAACGGTTTCTAAGTTCGTTCCAGCTGATGACTTGATAGTTCCATACAATGCAACATCTTTAGAAGATGCGGAGGCCGTGATCCATCGTCTTAAAGTCTCTGAGAATGATTTAAGAAAACAACAAGTGGCAGGATTTTATCGTGACATAGATTTACCTAGACCATTTAATCAAGAAACAGAATTAGAAAAAAAAGAAAGAATGTTAGAAGGAACTAAAAGAACTTTCAACGAAGATGTTTACACGTTACTAGAATTTCATGTCAATCTAGATTTAGAAGGGTTCGAGGACCGTGGACCTGATGGCGATGTTACTGGTATTAAATTACCGTACATTGTAACAATAGAAGAAGGCTCAAGAGAAGTTTTATCTATTAGAAGAAACTATAACATAGGTGATCCTAAAAAAGAAAAGATACCATACTTTGTACATTTTAAATTTTTACCAGGTCTAGGTTTCTATGGCTTTGGTTTAATACACATGATCGGTGGATTATCAAGAACTGCAACCGCAGCTCTTAGATCATTGTTAGATGCAGGTACATTATCAAACTTACCTGCAGGATTTAAAATGCGTGGCATTAGAATTAGAGATGACGCACAGTCTATTCAACCTGGAGAATTTAGAGATGTAGATGCACCGGGCGGTAACATAAAAGATTCTTTTATGACTCTACCGTTCAAAGAACCATCTGCAACTTTGTTACAGCTTATGGGTGTCGTGGTATCAGCAGGTCAACGTTTTGCATCTATTGCTGATCTTCAAATAGGTGAGGGTAATCAACAAGCAGCAGTGGGCACGACAGTAGCCTTGTTGGAACGTGGATCGAGAACAATGTCAGCGATCCACAAAAGAATTTATGCAGCACTTAAAAATGAATTTAAATTGATGTCTAGAGTCTTTAAATTATACTTACCACCAGAATATCCATACGACGTTATCGGTGGACAAAGAGTAATTAAACAACAAGACTTTGATGATAAGATAGACATCATCCCAGTTGCAGACCCTAATATTTTCTCTCAAGCCCAAAGAATATCTATAGCCCAAACGGAGCTGCAACTGGCTACATCTAACCCACAACTACACAATTTATATTCTGCCTATAGAAATATGTACGAAGCACTCGGTGTAAAAAACATAGATACAATTTTAAAACCACCACAAAGACCAATGCCGATGGATCCTGCAGTAGAACACATACAAGCTTTAGCAGGCAAACCATTCCAAGCCTTTAAAGGGCAGGATCATCAGGCACACATAACTGCACATTTAAGTTTTATGGGAACAAACATGGCTAGAAATAATCCTGTGGTGATGGCAAGTTTACAAAAAAATATTTTTGAACACATATCTTTGATGTCTTTAGAACAAGTTGAGATGGAATTTAAAGATGAAATTTTACAATTACAACAAATGCAACAAAACCCACAAACAATGCAAGATCCAATAATGCAACAACAAGTCATGGACTTTACAATGAAGATAGAATCTAGAAAAGCAGTATTGATTGCAGAGATGACACAAGAATTTATGAACGAAGAGAAGAAAATTTTAGGTGACTTCGGTAACGATCCTTTAGCTAAACTAAGATCTAGAGAATTAGACCTCAGAGCACAAGAAAATATGAGAAAAGAACGTGAAGGTGAAGACAGATTAAACCTAGATAAGATGAGAGCTATGATGAACCAAGATAATCAAGAAGAAAAACTTGAACAAAACGAAAAATTATCGAAGTTAAGAGCAGATACATCAATTCAAAAAACAATTTTAAGTAAAACTTTGCCATCAAGCAAAGAAATGATGCCAGATTCTATAATTATAGGCACGGATAGCGAGTAAGATGGACAAAAAACAGAAAAAAGTTGCGAAAGTTATGAAAGAATTTAAAAAAGGAAAGCTTTCTATCGGAAAATCTGATAAAAAAGTTAAAAAACGTAAACAAGCTATCGCAATTGCACTGCGAGAAGCTGGAATAAGGAGAAAAAAATGAAAAAAGCAAAAACAAATGGTAAAAAACAAGTTGATCACGGCATGTTTACCAATAAAGATGGTTTTCTTGATGGTGGAGTTGAAATTAAAGCTACAAGTTTTAAAGAAACTCAATCTGTTCAAGTAGGCGGTCAAAAAAGAATGTTGCCAGAAAAGAAAAGCAAAGCTGAGTGGTACTAATTTATGTGGTTTAGTGCTCTTAAATTAGCAATATCTGCAGGAAGCAAGATATATGCTAATAAGCAGAAGGCAAAAGTTGCGATGTCTGATGCTCAGTTGTTACATGCAGAACGACAAGCTAGAGGTGAGGAAGCTTATCAAGGTAAGTTGTTAGAGGCACGTCAAAACGATTACAAGGACGAATTCGTTCTCGTGATTTTGTCGGCGCCCATCATTGTGCTCGCTTGGGGGGTCTTCTCGGACGACCCTGTAGCGTTAGATAAAGTAAAAATTTTCTTTGAGCACTTTGCAGCACTGCCGACCTGGTTTTCGTCGTTATGGATCCTTGTAGTTGGTAGTATTTTTGGTATAAAGGGTACACAAATATTTAGAAACGGAGGAAAAAAATAATGGCTAATCCTAGATATAACACACAGACTACAAATAGACGTGGTGCTATGGGTGGCGGAGTTGCAGAAGCTGCAAGAAAAGTTCGTGCAGGCATGAAAAAAGGCGGCAAGATTCCACCACAATTAAAAAAATTCGTAATGGCTAAAAAGAAAAAAGCCAAAATGAAAAAGAAATAATGGCGGGTAAAGGTTTATACGCAAACATACACGCTAAAAGAAAACGTGGAGGCAAGATGCGAAAGAAAGGTGCAAAGGGTGCACCAAAAGCATCTGACTTCAAAAGAGCAAAACAAACAGCGAGGAAGTAATGACAAAACTTTGTCCAAGAGGTAAAGCAGCAGCGAAAAGAAAATTTCGTGTTTATCCGTCAGCATATGCTAACGCTTACGCTTCTAAAATTTGTGCAGGTAAAATTAAAGACCCATCTGGTGTAAAGAGAAAAGATTTTAAAGGTCGTAAAC